GATGGAACCTATATTTGGATCACAGGATGATGGGGTATGACGGTATGGTATGAAGGTATGATGGGGTATGACATACCGGGACATACCTGCATTCGGGGTATGATTGCTCGTGGTCACTCCTCCTGAGGAGTGCCACAATCATACCGTGGATGTCAACCACTTTTTTGGATTGAAATTGAGATGCGCGAAATTATCAACAAGTACAAAACGGCATGGCCAGAGAGTGATAAATTGGAAACGGTAGACTTTGAAATAAACAGGCTGATTGAGAAACTGGATGAGGTGGCAATCAGGTACGAGGCTAAGTGGGGCGTGTATCGCCTTGAGCATCTGGCGACACCGGAACTTGCTGAAAAGTGGCAAAAGCAGGTTGATAAACTTGGTGAGGCTATTAGGAACAAAAACCTAGGAGAATTAAGGGGGCTGGTTGAAGGTAGTATCAGGGGATACGATGCCTTGGAGAAGAATGCCGAGGCACTTGGTCATAAACCCTCAGAGCCTGAATTTTGGGAGCTTAGGAAAGGGTCTAGGATTTATCGCATCGTCAAAACCATCGGGGAGGCCAGACAGCTACACAAGCCCGGAAATGAGGACACAGTGATTATGACGATTGAGGAGGTTGTGAACATTTTTGAAAACAAGCACAGAAACTTGGAACAAGAAAAAATAACCGCGCCTCTGCAAATCAAAAACGTGGGGTTTGATTACGACAAAGGAGACAGCATCCCGATATGATTTCCCACCCCACAAAAATAATTTCAAAATGTGCGTTTATTGTGTTGACTTACAGGGTCTGTGGCCCCATAGTCAATTCATAGGGCCAACGAGGCTCGCCACACAAATGGAGAATGAAAATGAAAATTTATAAAGGATATGTTTTTGAACCAGTAGACGAAGGCTACGGAAAAGAGTGGTCAGTTTATCAAGGCTCCAAACAAGATCATTTATCAGGAAAATCAGAATGGGTGTGTACTTGCAAAACACTTAAGCAAGCAAAGGAGAGGGTTTCATGAGCAGCTCAGAATCCCTTTACATGAATAATTTTATCGATATTGTGTTTGATAAATTACCCGGCCCAGAAGGTTGCAGATTTATTGAGGTTGAGAATTCGGACAGCCAATCAATCAGATTTGGGGAGTGGGTTCAAAGACTGGACGGGTACGCAGCATTGCGAATTTCTGATGGTAGACCAGTTGCTGATCTTATTGCTGCGTTGCAAAACCTGCTTAATGGAATTTCAACTGGAGCATTAAAATCAGATCAAGATGAGGTTCTTGAATCCGCCGTCAGAACAGCGACCAAAGCAATTTTAAAGGCACAAGGTAAATAAATGACCCACGTTGAATTCAAAGCAACCCGCAAATCTCTCGGCTGGTCACAAGCCGAATGCTCCCGCCATATCCTAATGAGCGAGAGGAACATAAGACGCATGGAAAAAGGCTTGCGCCCAATCATGCCGCAGACCGCAAAACTAATGGAAATTTACGCGAATAAGGGGAGGGTTTAGGGATGGGTATTCTAGAAGAACCTACAGACGATATTCTTGAACGCATTGCAGATGCAGGGTGGAATTATATCCGCGGTGGGAATAATAATGGCATTTGCGTAACTGACAGATATACGATCAACGCTTGTAATCATATTTACAGCGGAACGGTAGAGTATGAAGGTCAAAGTTATGGATTTCAGATTGAAAGTGGAGACAACAACGGTACAGTTATCCATGCTTGGGGATTAGAGGATGATGTGGGAACATTCAACCCGCCACCCCCGCCAGAGCCTATGACCTTTGTTCCGAATAACAGGGACTTATTCCAATCTAGACCAGAAATGTTTGATGTTTACTGCTATTGGAGAAATCAGCAATGGTTCAAAGATAAAGCTCAAGGATATAACTATGACCGCCATTTTGCCCCCGGTTGCAAGACAGAAGAATATTATAGAAAATGGGCAGAAACAAAAGGTCTTAAAGTTGGCTGGTTAAGTAATTTTACCGCGGAAGAACAAGCAAGGATAAAGGAATTAACAAAATGACCGGACAATGCAAGCCGAGTGAGGGGCCTTGGTACGTTCACAACTACTCAATCGTGGCTGATAAACCTCAAGATATAAACCATGACATTTTTCACGGGTTTAATGAGCCTAGTTATGATGGGAAATTCCTGATTGCTGAAAGCGTTGTTCAGCAAGAGAACGCCCACCTCATAGCCGAAGCCGGAACCGTCTACCACGAAACCAAACTCACTCCCAGGCAACTACTCGCCCAGAGGGATGAACTGCTGGCGGCGTTGAATGTTGCTAAAAATTGGGGCTATGGACAGCCACCAGATTGTAATGAGGAAGATTTAGTTAATACAGCCATCGCAAACGCTGAGAAGGGGGAGATTTAAATGAACACTCCAACAATTACAGAAGAAGATATTAATACTCTTAGGACATTTACGGAAATATACCCTACTTGGTGGTACAAAATAGGGATGTGTACGGTTACCCGTGATTTCGATTGTGCGCCTCAAGCTGGAAGCCCTGAAATAGAGTTTATTGAGCTTGGATTGTGGCCTGATGATGCTTTTCGTTGCGACCATCCGGGGTCATTGGCGGACGCAATTCGTGATGTAATGAACCAAATATCGGATGCAAGATTAGCCGTTCACCTAAGCAGGAGCCAACCATGACCACACTAAAACTAGAAGTCGGCAAGTCGTATAGGACGAGGTATGGGGGTAAAGCAACAATTATACTTGATGGAGGCGAAAAAGCTGATCCTTTAAGGGTTTTGCATCACCCTCGTACGGGAGAAAGTGATTGGTATCTCTGGCACACGCGAAACGGCAAATCAAATTTGTCGCATTTTAGAGACTTTGACCTCATCTCCGAATGGCAAGACGAGCCGGAAAAGGAAAGTATTATGGATTTAGACAAGATCACGGTTAGGGATTATTTTGCTGGTTGCGCGTTGCAGGGTATATTGGCTGGTGACACAGAGGGCGGACTTGATCCAGACCAAGCGGCAGAGATTGTCATGTCTATGGCTAACGCTTTAATGAAAGTAAGGGGCGAATGATGACGGAAGAAATTACATACGAATTCGAGCGCGGAGTGAATGTTGCCCCGCAAAAAACATACACAATCGAGCAAGTCGTAGCCATTGTTAAAAAATGCAAAGAAGTATGGGCTAGAGATAGCCAGCCGCTTGTTGAGGCTTTGGAGGCTATAAACAAAATGGCATGGGAAGACAATGAATGGGACGCGGTTCGTAAGTATGAAAAATGCAAGGAATTAGCAGATCAAGCTCTCGAACGGTTTAAGGGGATGAATACACTTGCACCATCAAAGACAGATTGATATGTTAATAAAATGAAAGACAAGCAAAACTTCCCCCCTATAAAGGCCAAAATCAATGACTTAGTGCCTTATGCCAGGAATAGCCGTACTCATTCCGAGGAACAAGTCACTCAAATCGCCTCGTCTATTAGAGAATTCGGATTTACCAATCCTGTTATTATTGATAATCAAAACAATATCATAGCAGGTCATGGCAGGGTGCTTGCGGCTAAAAAACTAGGGATTGATGAGGTTCCTTGCGTGGTTGTCACTGGCTGGACGGAGGCGCAAAAGAAAGCCTATGTGATAGCGGATAACAAGCTGGCTTTGAATGCTGGTTGGGATGAGAAGATGCTCTCCCTTGAGTTTGACGAGCTTCAAGAGTTGGGCTTTGATCTTGAACTTACCGGGTTTAGCGGTGATGAAATACTCGCCCTTAAGCCGTTGGAAGAAACTGTTGGCCTAACTGATGAGGACGATGTTCCTGATGCCCCTGAAATACCTAAGACTGTATTGGGCGATGTTTGGCTGTTGGGCGATCATCGGTTGATGTGTGGGGACTCCACGAGCATTGATGCGGTTGAGAAGCTGATGGATGGTCAGAAGGCTGATATGGTGTTTACTGACCCGCCTTATAGAATGCAGGTCGAAGGTGGCTCAAATCAACCGATAGGGCGTGCCGCCGCAAAACTTGGGGAAGCTATAAAAGATTTGTGCGATTTCGACCCACAAGAATTTCTTGGTGTATTGCCTACTGTATTTGATAAAAATAAAATGAACTCGTATGTTTTTTGCAATAAAGACCTTGTTCCTGATTATTTGCAATGGGGTGTAAAAGCTGGATATGCCTTTAATATTCTTTTTTGGAAAAAGCCAAACGCAATTCCTTTAGGTGGTCAATGGCGACCAGATGTTGAATATTTGCTAGTTTTTAGAAAATCGGCAATCTGGAACAACGCTTTAAAAGATGTTTCATATTCAAAATGCTTAGAATATGGCAGGGAAAACAGCACTCCGCACCCGACTATGAAGCCAGTCGATATGATAGTTAATCAAGTTAAAATATCATCTAATGACAATTCTCTGGTTTTAGATTTGTTTGGCGGCTCTGGCTCCACCCTAATCGCCTGTGAAAAGACAGGTCGCCACTGCCGCATGATGGAACTTGACCCTAAATACTGCGATGTAATCATCAAACGCTGGCAAGACTTCACGGGTAAGCAGGCAACCCACGCCGAAACAGGAGAAACATTCAATGCAGGGTAGTGGCAGCAAGCCCCATGAGCCAACAGAAAAGCACAGAAAAACCGTAGAGGCTATGTCTTCTTACGGCATCCCGCATGAGGATATTGCCAAGGTTATCGGGATTGATGACAAGACGTTAAGAAAACACTATCGAAACGAATTAGACACAGCTTGCGCTAAGGCTAATAGCCAAGTCGCCCAAAGGCTTTATCAGAAGTGCATGGATGGAGATACGTCCAGCATGATATTCTGGCTGAAAACTAGAGCAAGATGGGCTGAGACTATGCGTCAGGAGATTGCCAACCCCGAAGGCGAGACATTCAAAACAGAAGCGGTCATAACCTTTGTCAACGCAGACAGTAAACCTACAGATACCTAAAGCCTTCGAGTTCCTGTTCCATCCTAAACGCTACAAGGTGGCTTATGGGGGCAGGGGTGGTGGTAAGAGCCAAGCGGTCGCAATGGCTCTCCTTGCTCAAGGAATGGCTGGGAAACTGCGTATTCTATGCGCCCGTGAATTACAGGTATCTATCGCGGACAGCGTTCATAGGCTTCTTTCTGATATTATCAGAAATCATAATCTTGAGGGTTTTTACGAAATCCTGCAAACCACGATCCGGGGCAAGAATGGGACTGAGTTCCTATTTAAAGGATTAAAGCACAATATCACGGAAATTAAGGGCTTTGAGGGTGTAGATCGTGTCTGGGTGGAAGAATCGGAAAACGTGTCAGAACGCTCTTGGGAAATGCTTATCCCAACAATCCGTAAACCCGGATCGGAAATCTGGGTTATCTTTAACCCGAAGAATGCGACTGACCCAACATACCGCAGATTTATTGTAGAAGCTGGCGATGATGTGATAGCCCGCAAAATCTCATGGCGTGACAATCCCTTCTTTCCAGAAGTGCTGAATAAAGAGCGTTTAAAGCTCATGGAGAGTGATGAGGTCGCCGCCGCCCATATCTGGGAGGGAGAGTTAGACACCCGCCGTAGCGGGGCTGTATTCGCCAAGCAACTAGCAAAAGCCAGAGAAGAAGGCCGGATAACCAAAGTTCCTTATGATCCATCGTCAGAAGTCTTTACGGCATGGGATTTGGGCTTTTCGGATGCCACGACTATCTGGTGGGGCCAGATTGTAGGCAGAGAGTTTAGAATTATTGAATATTACGAAAATGCCGGAGAGGGTCTTGAGTATTACGCCAAGATTGTTAAGGAAAAACCTTACAATTATATGAAATACGGTCATTATCTTCCCCATGATGCCAACGCAGGTAATATCCGAGGGGATAGCGTGGCTGTCCAATTATCCCGGTTAGGCATTCAAAACCAAGTATTAGAGATTTCAAATGTAGAGGGTGGAATTGAGGCTGTTAGGCAATTATTGCCTATGTGTGTTTTCGATGCTGAAAAGACAAAAGACGGTGTTTTTGCTCTCGAAAACTACGCCTATGAATGGGATGAAGAAAGGCAGATATTTAAGAACAAGCCGAAGCATGACTGGGCGAGTAATGGCGCGGATGGGTTTAGATACCTTGCTCATGCCGTAACACGGATCAAAGGAAGCCTTGGTTCCAAACCCGTCTCCCTCTCAATCAAATCTGGCTTTGGTGCGTCATATATGGGGAATTGACACTGATTAAGATAAATGTAATAATCGTCCCGCTAATAGCACGTCATGCCTTGTCAGACGTTTCCCGGCCTTACAATGAGCCATGTAACCTAATCCCCTCAAGGTTTTCACATGGCTGATGATATTGTTAAAATAGCTAAAGACAAACTTGCGGCCGACAAGGAAACTTGGGGCGATATTTACAAAAAAGCCAGAGAGGACGCTAAGTTTCTATCTGATGATGATTACGCCCAATGGGATGAAACTGACTATGCGTCCCGTGTAAATTCTGGTCGTCCGGCACTGACCATTGACCAATTGGGGCAGTTCGTTCACCAGGTTGCCAATGATATTCGTATCAATACCCCAACAATCAATGTAATTCCCGCAGGTCTTGAGAGCGATCAGGGCACCGCAGAAGCCTATAAGGGTATTATCAAGGGCATTGAATACGCTTCCTCCGCAGATAATGCTTATGACGCGGCGGTTTTTAACGCCATTAAGCAGTCTATCGGGTTCGTCCGGGTAGACCATGATTATGTTGATGAGGAATCCTTTGACCAAGAGCTAAAGATCAAGCGTGTCGTTAATCCGCTCTCATGCTGGCTGGATGGGGCCTCGATTGAGGTTGATGGCTCTGATGCCAAGCATGGCACGATTATTGAGAAGATTAGAGTTTCTGAATTTAAGCGTCAATATCCCGGCAAAGACGTGGCTTGCTTTGAGGTTGATGGCGACACATACAATCATCAAGACGATGAGTTTATCTCGATTGCTGAGCATTTCGTTATTGAGGAAAAAGAGAAAACAATCTCGATTGACGATAATGGCAAGGTCATTGATGTAGAAGAAGGCGCACCTGTTAAGAAAGTCCGCAAGGTCAAAGAGCGTAAAGTCATGCGCTATAAGCTTTCAGGCGCAGACGTTCTTGAGGAAACCTCATTCCCCGGCAAATACATTCCACTGATCCCGGTTTATGGTGAGGAAAACTGGATTGATGGTAAGCGGTTTATATTTTCGCTGATACGCAAATCCAAGGGCGCACAGCGTATGTTTAACTATTGGAAGTCTCTGGAGACAGAGCTTTTGATGAAAGCCCCGCAAGCCCCGGTTATGGCTGCCGAGGGACAAGTTGAGGATTACGCTGCTGACTGGTTAAATCCTTCCAAGGCTGCTGTCCTTCGATACAAAACCACTGATTTACAGGGCAATCAGGTTGGCGCACCGCAACGGCTTGAGCCTCCGACTATCCCGACTGGTGTCGTGAACGCCTCCCGTGGCGCGGTTGATGACATTAAAGCTACGATGGGGATTTATAACGCCTCCCTTGGTATGCGATCCAATGAGCAATCAGGAGTTGCTATCGCCCAGCGTAAACAAGAGGGTGACGTTGCGACTTATCACTTCTCTGACAATCTCTCCAAATCCATTACCCATGTCGGGCGTGTTCTTGTATGTGCTATTCCTGAGATTTACGACACCGCAAGGGTTCTTCGCATTATCGGGGAAGAAGATGAGCCTAAAGAAATCGGCGTAAATGGTGAGATGGTTGAGGGGCAAGAAAAGCCTATTGACCTTAAAAAAGGCAAGTATGACGTGCGTGTTGTAACTGGCGCAAGTTATACGACACTTCGTCAGGAAAGCGTTGCGGCCCTTCAATCTGTATTCCAAGCCTCTCCCGACCTCATGTCAATCATGGGTGACTTGTATTTCAAGTACGCCGACTTTGCAGGGGCGCAGGCAATGGCAAATCGTATGAAGAAGGTGGTTGATCCTAAGTTCCTAGAGCCGGATGAGCGCGAAGAAGAAGAACCACAAATTGATCCAGAAAAAGAACAAATGGCGGGGCTAATCCAACAAGGGCAGGCTGCCCTTCAACAAATGCAACAAGAGATGCAAGCCCTGCAATCACAACTTGAAAACAAACAAGCCGATACAATGTTAAAGGCACAAGAAATTGAGATTAAAAAAGAAGATATTGCGATTAAACGTGATAGCCTCGCCCTTGAGGTTTACAAAGCTCAATCAGATACAGAGATTAAAAACAAAGAGATTGAAGCGGATATAATTAAAACCCGCATGGAAACCAAGGTAAATGCTTCTCCTGAAATGGCTATGATGGACGGCGATTTAAACGAAGGTGTTCCGCCACTAGCCCTGATGATGGCTCAATTCTCTGAGGCTATTAACAACGGGTTGATGGCGGTTGCTCAATCACAAGCGCAAGGCAATCAAGCTGTTATTGAAGCCTTAACCAAGCCTAAGCAAGTCATTCGTGATGAAACAGGCAAAATCGCAGGGGTTATATAATGACAGACAATACACAATTGCCAGTACCACAAACGCTTGGTGATGTCATAGCAACTGATGATATTGGTGGTGTTAAATTTCAACGTATCAAAATGATACACGGCGCGGATGGTGTTAATGATGGGGATGTCTCAACCTCTAACCCTTTACCTGTTGAAATTCAAGGCTCACTAGGTACTGCTGATACTAGACCGTTAGGTTCTGCTGTTGTTGATGGTGATATTGGTATTGTAACTAATACAGTTATACACGGAAAAACAACGGCGGGCGGTGGTTCGTTTGTTGATGTTAAGGTAAATCCATCAGGGGCTTTATCCGTAGCAGTAGGGGAAAGCTCGTTGCCAACAGGCGCAGCGACAGAAACGACATTAACGGCAATTCTTGCCCTCTCAGAACAAATAGAGAGCATGGCTGATTCAATTAACACGCTCGTCCAGTTTTTATACGCAAACAGTCCTAGAATTGATGCTGTAGGACGCGCCGCAGTAAACGTAGAGACTGGTTCTGTAACTACATTAACTACACTCACAAACGCCGCTTTGATTAGCGGTCAACCTAACCAATACACAGGGCAAGACGCTCCTCTCCACATTTACGACAACATAAAGGTGACTTAAAATGACGACAACTGTAAATCTTAAAAAAATGCTACATCCGAAAAGATGGGAAAATAGAACGCCCGCACCTGTAGCATCAACGCATGGCTCGTTTATCGTTTCTGACAAATTCGATTTGATTAATGGCTCTAAGGCGTTTTATGTTCAGTCGGCGGCTGTTATTTATATGTACGAAGGCGACGAGGACTCATGGATTCAGCTTCCCGCTTCTGGCTTAGGCGGAACATTCGGTGCTGGTGCTTGTGGTGAGTTTCGCGCTTTAGGGGCGATGGGTGGTACTTTTAACCAAACTGTAACTGCTGGCGGAGCGACGTCATTAACAACCAATAAAACAATCGTGCGTTCTTTAGCCGGTATGCGTATTCGCGTCATTCAAGGTACTGGGGTAGGATTTGATGGAACAGTTGTGAGCAATACCATTGGAGCAAACTCTGTAATCACGACAAGCGGCGGCTCATTCGGTGCGAATACAGTATTTCAATTATTCTCTGGCTCTTTGTGGTTTGCAACGGCTGGTACAATAGGATTTGGTGTTTATGATAGAGCAACAAACGCTTGGACTGCCCGTTCAGTGACAGGTCTTCCAGCTTGGGCTGCTGATGGTCAGTTAGTTTCCACGATTGGTTCTGCTAAGGAATTTGCTACAGGCACAGCAACAGCAGGTGGGGCTACTACACTTACCAATGGTGCAAAATCTTGGGGCACAAATATGTGGGCTAACTATCAGCTTCGTATTAAATCGGGTACAGGCGCAGGCCAAATTCGTACGATTGCTTCAAATACGGGTACAGTTTTGACAGTATCGGCGGCTTGGGTAACAAACCCTGACGCAACTTCGGTTTATGCAATCGAAGGTAACATCGATTTTATGTATCTCTTAGGTAATAACGCCGTGACAATGTATCGTTATCAAGTTTCAACAAACACATGGTCTACTTTAGCCCCTACTGCGGCTCGTGCTGGGGCAATGGCGGCTGGCGGCTCTGCAAACTGGATTGATAACGTCACAGGATGGGATAACGAGACACTTGTAAATCATAACGTGGCAGGGACTTTATACCAACAAAACGGGCGTTATATATACTCATTCCGTGGTGGTGCGACTTCAACATTAGACATTTACGATATCGCAGCAAATACTTGGATTAGTGGTTTTACCTACGGCAACCAGCAAGAAACATTCACGACTGGCTCACATTCATGCGATGCTGATGGATTTATATATTTGCAGAAGGAAGCGACAGGTAGGTCTTTTAGGTTTGATGTAGGTATGAATTTAATGACCTCATTATCAACAAACGTAACCCCTAGTGGGGCGGTTCTTACAGGCAATAGGTTATTCACATTGCCTTTTGTAGATGGTGGCACAAAAATAACATTTTTATATTCTATGATACATACGTCAGCAATTTATTATTCATTTACGCCTCTTAATAGATGTTTGTTGGTGTAGATGCTTTTAGCTTTATGGTCAGCTTACGAATGGGATTCAAATGGCGGGGCTAGTTCGCCACCTATTGCAAATAAAGGTTGGTATTATAACGGCTGGGCTGAAGATAAAAAAGAAAAAGCTGATGAATTAACTGATAAATATATTGAGACACTTGAATCTGTTGACCTAAGAGAAAATCAATCCGTATCAGGCCCTATATTCCAACAACAGAAAAAAGCCATTGTTTCTAATCTGGTCAGGCAGATTAACGCGCTAGATATTCTGAATAGTTATGAAATACAGGAAGCTATCAGGCAGGCAGAAATTGCCTACTACATGAATTTAGCATTTAAGCGGGAACAGGATGATGAGGCCGTTTTGATGCTATTACTGAATTAGGCAATTCCTGCCTAGTACATTATGCAATTGCAAATGTTTTTAAAAGGGACTAAGATATGACAGATGAAATAGACAATGTTATCGCTTCTATGAATGAAACGTTAGTCACCGAAACGCCTTCCAAGGTCGAAACACCAAAAGCCGAAACAGTCGAGCCAGTAAAATCAGAGCCGGAAGGTGAAGATAATCAGGCCGATGAAGAAGCCGAAAACGTTCCGTTTCCTAAGAAGGCCGTAAACGCGATTTCCAGACGCGATAAACAACTGGTAAAAGAGCGCGCAGAAAAAGCGGCCTTACAAGCTGAGCTAGCAAAATACAAGCAACCTCAAGCACCAAATCCCCAAGCACAGCCTAAATCTGATAATTCTGCCCCTAAAGAGGACGATTTTGAGGATTATGGGTCTTACCTTGAGGCAACAATTCTACACAAGATTAAGACGGAACAGGCTGTACAGGCAAAGCAAGCACAAGACACGCAAGCTCAGTCACAACGGCAACAATGGGAACAACAAAGGCAGGCAGAAATTGCTCAGCGTGTTGATAGCCATAAAGCAGAAATCCCTGATTTCATGCAAGTTGTCGAGACTAATGCGGATTTGATGGACGCAATGCCAGCACATATTGAGCAAGCTTTCTATGAGGCCAATGACGCAGGACTAGCGTTTTATAATCTGGCAAAAGAAGGAAAGCTTGAAGCGTTGCTTACTATGTCGCCTTACAAAGCGGCAATGGAAATCGCGCTAGCTCAGACAAAAAAACCAAGTCTTAACCGAGTGTCCAATGCTCCTGCCCCGATTAAATCGGTTTCTGGTCGTGGTTCGTCCACAAAGGATACGGATGATATGTCAGGTGAAGAGCTTCTGAAAAAGTACGGTTTCAAATATTAACACTTTCAAAGGACTTCAAAAATGGCTACCAACTCAATTAACACCGTAAAGTCGCTCACTGGCATTGCTGCCAAGATGGGCGCAGTTATGCTGAAAAACCGCCTTGGTTTTACGGCTTCTATTGATAAAGAAGATGAAACAACTTTCGGCGGGGCTTATAAATCAGTTCAGCCGGGTGATACAATCTATGTCAATAAAAACGCTCGTTATGCTGTACGTTCTAACGCTACATTTTCGACACAAGATACAGTCGAAGAACGAGTAGCACTGACCGTCAATCAGCGTCGCGGCGTGGATATTGATCTGACCTCTGCTGAGATTGCTACCGATGCACAGTTGAAATCATGGGCTGGTCGTTTCCTTGCCCCTGCCGTTCAGCGTATTGCAGAAGAAGTTGAGGCATATAACCTCACTCTGGCAACTCAGGCTGCTTACATGACTGTTGGTACTCCGGGTACTTCTCCGGCGACTTCTGGCGTGTTCCTTCAAGCTGCTGAACGTATCCGCGCACAGGCGTGTCCACAAGACAACCTGATGGCTGTTATTCACCAGTCTGTTAACACGACTATGGTTCCGGCACTTCAAGGTCTGTTCCTGCCAAATAGCCAAATCGCCAATCAGTTTAAAACTGGTTATCTCGGTTCGACTACTCTCGGCATGGACTTTATGACCTCTAACTTGGCGTATGTTCACACCAACGGTACTGCGGTTTCTCAGGCTGTTCTGATTAATGGTGCGGTTTCTACCAACGGCACTGCTACTCTGGCAGTTGATGCAATCACAGGCACTAACACCCTGACTAAAGGCACTGTCTTTACAATCGCGGGTGTTTATGATGTGAACCCAATCACTAAAGCAACTCTCAGCAACCTGAAACAGTTCACCGTGACTGCAACGACTGCCGCGACTGCTGGTGCGATTGCCGCGCTTCCTATCAGCCCTGCCCTATACTTCACAGGGACACGTCAAAACGTATCGACAACCATTGCAGATAATCAGCCGCTTACCTTCTCTACTGGTACGACTGCTCCGTCTGTTCTGGCTAACTCGCTTGTTTATCATCCAAGCGCGATCCGCTTTGCCTCGGTTCCTCTGTTTGATCCGGGTACTGGCGTTGTCGAATGTGAGACTGAAACAGTTGATGGCATTTCAATGCGTGCGATCAAGTTCTACGATGGCGACACTGACCAACTCAAGATGCGTCTTGATATTCAGTTCGGTACTGCCGTGGTTCGTGACGAGCATCTCTGCCGCGTTACAAGCTAAAAAACAGAGAGCATCCCTTCGGGGGTGCTTTCGATTGTTTAGCTTATACAAACCAAGAGGCAAAAAATGGTTGTCAATTTGAACGATATTACTCTCCAATTCTGCTACGGTGAGTAAGAATGACCACGGCGCGGGACATTATCACAAAGGCACTGACAAAGATCGGTGCCAACTTTAAAAATAATGCTCCGTCTGCTGATGAGGCAAACGATGCGCTTGATGCTTTAAACGCTCTCCTATCGTCTCTCTCCAATGACAGCATGATGATATATGTCAGGCAGTGGGAAACCTTTAGCCTTGTGGCTAATGACGGGCAATACACGATGGGCGTGGGTGGTGACTTTAATACTGCCAAGCCGATGTTTATTGTCTCTGCTTATCTAAAGGATGGTATAACTGATTATCCTATGACGATGATTACTGATGAAATCTATAATCAGGATATAACGCAAAAAACGACTGTTGGAATTCCGTTATATTATAACTCCGATAATGGAAATCCTTTGATCAATATCAGGATTTACCCTGTCCCTGATAAGGTTTATCAGATTTTCATATTGAGTGAAAAAGAGCTTACACAATTCACACTCGATACAGACATTATTCTTCCTTCTGGATGGGAGCGTATGCTGGTTTATAATCTGGCTATGGAGCTTTACCCAGAATACGAGCAACAAGTAAATCCGGTTGTGGCAGAGATTGCCGAGGAATCAAAACGCCTTATTCGGGCTAATATTATCCGTAACAGGTCAATGGACGCGCAGCCTCTGGCTATGCGGTTTGGACGCTTTGAGAATGGCTGGATGAATTGAAAATCGGTCTTGTAGGTTCGTCTTATGTTCAAAGATCGTTGCCGTTTGACGCGCAGCGCATGATTAACCTATTTCCTATATTCGATCAACAAGGCAAAGAGCCTGCTGCGCTTTATGGTACAAGTGGACTTGAGGCTTTTACGTCCGCAGGGACCGGGCCTATTCGTGGGTCGTTCGCTTCTACCAATGGGCGGGTTTTTGTTGTCTCTGGTATTGCTCTCTATGAGATAGCTTCAAACGGCACAGCGACTAACATGGGAAGCCTTGCAAGTGCTGTTGGGAATATCACGATTGAAGAAAACCCAACCCAGATGATGATATGCGATAGTGATAAGGGATATATCTTCACTTACGCAACAAACGCTTTTGTTCAAATATCTGATACGGATTTCCCTTCTGCTGGCAGTGTTACGTCAAACGATGGGTATTTTATCGTTAATCAGGATAGCAGCGGAAAATTCTATATTTCATCCCTGAATGACGGGTTAACTTGGGCGGCTCTGGACTTTGCCACTGCTGAAAGCTCACCCGATAGGCTTTTGCGTGTTTTGCGTGCTTTGGGCCAAGTCTGGATGTTCGGCAATAAGACGACTGAAATCTGGACAAATACGGGTGACAGCGCATTTCCTTTTCAAAAGATTGCCGGGGCAGAGATTACAGTTGGTATTCTCGCGCCATTGACTGCAAAAGAGTTTTCTAGTTCCGTGTTTTGGCTTGGTGAAAGTGCCGATGGTTATGGGATTGTTTATCGTGCCAAAGGGTTTAGCCCTCAGCGTGTCTCTACAGAGGCGATTGAGTACGCTATTTCAAGGGCCACTGATAAACCTAATATCCGCGCTCTGGTCTATCAAGAGGAAGGCCATGAGTTTTATATGCTCACAGGTGGGGGTCTTGAAACAACTCTCGTTCTGGACGTTACCACGGGGTTATGGCATGAGAGGGCTTATCTTAATGCTCAAGGGGATTATGAGCCTCATCTAGCGAATTCGATTGTATTCGGGTTTGACTCTCACTTGGTGGGAGATAGACGAAACGGGAATATTTACAAGCTTAAATTAGATGTGTATAGTGATAACGGTGAAGCAATACGCCGTGAAAGGGTTTACACTCATATCTCGAATGAGGGTGAAAAATTACGGTTTAGAATGCTTCAAATCGGCTTTGAAACAGGAGTCGGCCTTCAATCGGGGCAGGGGTCAAACCCACTTGTTTCCATGCAGCTAAGCTATGATGGCGCAAGAACATGGTCAGACACTTACACAGCCTCAATTGGGGAAGTTGGCAAGTACTTGACGAACGTTGTTTTTCGCAGGTTAGGCATAGCTGAACAGATGACTTTCAGAATAGCCATAACTGACCCTGTAAAGGTTGCTATTATTGGAAGCTATCTAAAATGACGATTGCGCCAGCACCAATTAACGATTTTCTAATTGACCAAGAAGGAAAAGCAAACCTTTCTTGGATTCTGTTTTTTAACTCGCTGTATGAAGGCGATCCGGGCGTTGCTTGGACACCTACGGCTGTTTCGCTTGGTTCTACTGGCACTCCTACACTGTCTGGACGATATTATAAAATAGGCCGTATTTGCTATTTCAGGATTACGATTACGCCTGCCACGGATACCACGTCAACGGCTGCGACAACCTACATTGATAATTTCCCTCCCCTCATGTCGAACGATGGCATTTGCTTTGCTGTCTCTGGTGGGACTGGTACAAACTCCGGTCATTGTGTATCTGCAAATAACCGAATCTTTCTTCCCGGCTGGTCTGCTGTGACCCTGCCTATCAGTGTTATTGGTTTGGTGGAGGTTCGATGATCGTCAGAAAATCAGAGGTGAAAGACCTTCCAGCATTGATCCAGTTAGGCCGTGAATTTATGGCAGAGACAAACTGGAATTGGACTTTCTCCGAAGAAAACGCGCTTAAAAGCTACTATACCCATATCGTCCATCCTGAATGCGATATTATCCAGATTACAGATGACAATGGAGAGCTTCTAGGTGCGGGTATGGTTTCGATTGAGAATGATTTTCAAGTCGAAAATGTGGGGGACATTGTAGAGTTTTATGTCTCTCCAAGGGCAAGAGGGACAGGCGCAGGGCGAGAGCTTCTTAAAGGTATGTGCGATTGGTTTGATGAGAATAAATGTGTGAAAGTATTTGTAAAAGCAACCGCTAATATAGGTAACGATGCGGCTTTTATAAACCTTTTCAAAAAGTACGGGTTTCAGGTTTCAAGTGTTGTTTTAGTGAGGTAGAGAATGTCGAGTTTAATTAAAAAGATTGCGCCTATAGCGGCTTCGTTTATTCCCGGTTTAGGCCCGGTTGCCAGTGCAGCTTTAGGTGCTGGTATTGGTGCAGTCGGCGGCGGCGGCCTTAAGGGTGCGCTTCTCGGTGGTGCTGGCGGTTATCTTGGCGCAGGTGGCGGTGGGCTTGCTAATGCGGCTGGATCGGCTATCAGCAAGGGTATTGGCCTTGGTGGTCAGGTTGGCTCACAGACAATCGGGAACGCCCTCAGTGGTGCTTTATTGGGCGGCGCAAGCGGTGGCCTTAAAGGCGCATTGCTCGGCGGTGTGACGGGTGGTGTCGCGGCTAATGCTGGCGATATTGGACAAGGGTTGTTTGGCTCGGAGGCTTCCGCTCCGCTTGGCGTAGGCGTTCAAGGGCCTTCTGCCCCGGCGACTGATGGAATTCTAGCCTCTGGCGGCGGTGGTGGGCTTGGTAAAGCTCTCAGCACGTCCCTATCTGGTACAGGTGGTGATCTTATCAGTACGGGGGCCTCATATCTCGCTCAAGATAGTGCAGAGGAAGAACTTAGAAAAGCTCAGCTTCAATCTCAGCAAGCTTTGCAGCCTTACTTGTCGGCTGGCTCTCAAGGGCTTGATTCACTTAAAGCTGGCTTTGATCCTTCTCAATTGACTGAGGACGCTGGTTATCAATTCCGCCTAAACCAAGGCAACCAAGCTCTTGAACGTTCCCTTGCTGCTAGGGGTCTTGGATCATCCGGCGCGGCTTTGAAAGCGGCTCAAGATTATGGTCAAGGTCTGGCGGCTCAGTCTTATAACGATGCCTACACCCAGTGGTTAAACCGTAATTCAGGACTTGCTAATTATGGTGCAAGCGCAACTGGTGGGATGATTGATACTTATGGGAACCTTGGGAACATCGGTTCAAACGCCACGATAGCGAAAAGCAATATCCTGACTGGTGGTCTGGCTAATGCTCTGCGTGGTCGGAGCTATGTCGATGCCAACGGTAAGATCGTTTATCTTGATGAGGCCCAATAATGGCAAGCCCTGATTTAAGCGTTTTTCAGCGTATTAAGACTAAGCAGGATTTTGATAGAGAGGCTGAACAGTTTCAGCTTGCAAAGCAACAAGCCCAAAAGTCTTTGATGGGTTCAAGCCCTGCGTCTGTTCAGCTTGCAAATGAAATCCAGAAGGCCCGTCTTTCTGGTGATACGCAACGCCTGAATGATCTTGTGGCCTCCGCCAAGCTTCTTGATAGAGGTGTTGTGTATGACGCTAATAATCGCCCTATGGCTATGGGCGGCTATGGTGATGCGATTGGGTCTATTGCTGGTGCAAAAGCTGGCTATGAGCAGAATGCAAAGAATGCCTCTGATCTTGGCTATAAGCCGCAAATTGCCCGTGATGTGGCAATTCAAGAAAGCCAAGTTGATCTTGGGGCCAAACCAGTAGAAAACCAGATTGAGCGCGATAATAAACTTGCGGAAGAATATCAGGACTTTCTAAATAACAGAATGCCGGGTGCAAGAATTAAAGCAGCTCAAGCTTTAAAAACAATTCAGACGATGCGCGGCCCAGAAGGGGAAGGTTTAGCCCCTGATGTGCAAAGCGTAGTCGGCGCAAGGAATATCCTAAATGGAGCAATTCCCGGCACTGTTGATCCTGATAACCCAACACTTCCGAGAATTATCGCTGGAACTCCTGCTGCGTCTGGTGCAGCCAAAATCAAACAGGCTCAAGGTCAGGTTTTCTTGGAGGCTTATGAAAGTCTCCGTGGTGCTGGTGCTCTGACAAACATTGAAGGCGCAAAGGGTGAGCAAGCCAAAGCTCGTCTTTCTGCTGCTCAAGATGAGGAATCGTTTAACACTGCCCTTAAAGAACTTGAGGAAGTTATAACAACTTCACTTAATAATCTGGATAAGAAAGAGCAAGCAGCCCGTCAGTTTTTAAACTCTCAATCACAAGGTCAAGTCCAGCCTCTTTATCTCGATCAATCTGGTGAGTTGCTCCCACCTAATATGGGTCTTGGAAATGTAGATGATCCAGTTCCGGGCCTTGATGGAAAGCCTCCTGTTGTTGATAAAGCCGCACAAGCCGAAAGCATTTTTAATGCTAAAAAGGCTATCAGAAATGGGGCTAATCCTGATATGGTTAGACAGCGTTTGATCGACAACGGAATAGACCCAACTCAGGCAGGGCTTTAATGGCTGGTATTACTTTTGATGACCTTGAGAAGCCAAAATCAAACGCTCTTACGTTTGATGATTTAGTCGCGCCCGTTCAAAATAAAAACATTCCACAAGGTAATGCTGGTGGGCCACTTCGTGCGACCGCTTACGGTGTAGCTGGCGGTCAGGTGCCGTTCGGTAATGTGATTACTTCCGGCCTTGGTGCTGCTATTGCCTACCCATTTACGCCTGATAATCTCGGTTTTAAAGAGCTTTACGATCAAGCGCAATCTGACACTAAAGCCACTCAAGAAGCTAACCCAACGGCAACCACAATCGGAAACGTCATAGGTATAGCCTCAACCCTTCCGGCTGCATTTAGCAAGCCTGTTCAGGGTGGTGGTATTATTGCAACCCCGGCGAAAGGTCTAAAAGGCTTTGCAGATTTCACAACAAAAATGGCTAGTGCTTCACCATTTGGAAGTGGCGGAGTCCTACGGGGTACAGGAAATCTTCTCGCAAAGAGTGCAGGCGGTGCGGCTGTTTCCGCTCCCGTTGCTGGTTTATACGCCGCAGGGGACGCTGAATCTGGACAGCGCGGTCAAGCATTTCTCGAAGGTGCTGGGACTGGTGCTGCTGTCGGTGCTGCTCTACCTGTTGCTGGCGCGGTTCTAAGCGGTCTAGGCTCTGCGGTTGTAGGTGGCTCTAAGAACATTGCAAAAGGTATCGGCGCAAGAGGTGAGGATGCTATAGCCGATGCGCTTGGATCAATTAAAGAAGGCTCAAGAAGGCTTTATTCCGAGGCCGATAACGCTGGTGTTTTGGCTAAACCAGAAGCCGCGCAAGAGCTTCTTAATAACCTTTCAACGGTTGTCAAAAACAAAGATATCGCTTCACAAAAGCTTTACTCCTCAACTCTAGTGGCGATTAAAGATTTAGGTGATGATGTTGCGGCTGGTAACACTGGCATGATGACGCTTGACCGTCACAGACAGATTTTAGGCAATCTCGCTAAAGATATAACCAATCCTAATAAATCTCAGGAAGCCGAAGCGGCTGGTCGTGCGATTGATTTTATAGACGATTTTATCGACAATCTTTCACCTGATAAACTTATTTCAGGTGATGCTTCTGCGGTGGGTGCTTTAAAATCGGCCCGCGCTGAATGGGCTAAAGGTAAGCGGTTTGAAAAGATTGGTCAGATTATTACTAACGCTTCAAACGATGCTAATAAGCTGAAACGTGATTTAGAGAAATTCCGCACCAATCCTAAAAACACTATGGGTTGGTCAGGAGAAGAATTGGAAGCACTAAAACAAGCCTCAAATCAAACTACTGGCGAGGGGGTTTTAAAGCTTCTCGGGAAGTTTGGTTTTGATCTTGGCGGTGGTCGTGCAGTTGGCAATACGGCTCTCCCAGTTATTGGTGGCCTTGCGTCTGGTGTAGGTGCTGGGGCGGGTGTAGGTGCTTTGGTTCCGGTTATCGGTACGGCTGCCCGTTCTGGTCAAAAGGCTATTGCTGCGGGTAAGGCTGAAAACCTTCTTCAAGTTATTGAGCAAGGCGGGAAAGTCACAAATCAGATGATTAATGCATTGCCACCTGCACAGAAAAAAGAGTTTCTATCCAAAATAATGACCATGCCTGCTGCAAAAGTAAGCGGTTCACTCGAAAAAGATAAGGTAAAATAAAATGGCAGTCTTATACGTCCCCCACTTCATTCAGTTCTTTGACAATAACGGCGATCCATTATCAGGTGGGAAGCTTTACACTTACACGGCTGGAACAGTCACGCCAAAGCAAACATTCACGAACCAAGGCGGCGCGACACCTAACGCCAATCCTCTTATTCTGGATAGCTCAGGGCGCGGGGTTATGTTTCTTGATGGGTCTTATAAATTCCGTCTTGAGGATTCTCTAGGAAACCTGATTAGAGAAACCGATAATGTCACGGCTTTCTCTGTCCAATCTTCTACCGTTGATAATATTATAGCCAACTTCCCAGAGGATGTTGTTGTCGCGGCTGACAGCTTTATCTTTGCGGACGCTTCGGACTCCAATACGACTAAAAGAGACACGATCCAAGGGCTTATTGACCTTGTAAATGCCTCCACTGTTGGCGGGTTCAAGAATAGAGTTTTAAACGGACTGACGCTTTCAAATAATACAACCGACCCAACAAACGATATTGATATCGCTGCTGGGTCATGTGTTTCTGATGATGGATTGGTTGTAATGACATTGGCGGCTGGTATTACAAAACGCCTTGATGCTGGATGGACTGTTGGCACTAACCAAGGGGGTCTGGATACTGGATCAATAGCAGATACAACATATCATGTTTGGGTTATCAATCGACCTGATACGAACGTTACTGATGTTCTTTTTAGCACGTCTGCATCATCACCGACATTGCCGACAAACTACACTAAGAAAAAGTGTATTGGGTCTATTATTAGAGCGTCTGCTGCTATCCTACCTTTTACTCAACGCGGAAATAAATTCAAGCTCAATACGCCCGTTCTCGATGTAACGGTTACAGGTACTGGAACAGCGGCTGGCACTGCTACATTAGCAAGTGTTCCATCTGGTGTGGTTGTAGAAGCGTTATTTAATACGTTTACAAGTGCAAACACTATCATTTATTACTCAGAGCTTACATCTGTAGACGTTGCCCCATCTGTTAGTACGGCACCATTGGCTAATTTTGGCTCTGGTGCTGCTAACCATGCTGCTAGTTTAGCTATATTTACTAATACAGCACAACAAATCAGGTATCGAGCATTTGCAAATACTAATTTGTATATTGCAACCCTCGGCTGGATAGACCAAAGGATATAAATCATGCTCAGATCAAGAGGACGTGGCAGGGGTGGGAGTGGTGTTGCATCTTAAGGATAATCTAATATGACCCCAGAAACATTAGCCACACCTGATATGAGCCGCTTCGTTAATAATGCTAACGACTTAGTGGCGTTTGAAGCGGTTGCCATTTGCGGCTTATGCCTATATATTCTTATACTCCAATGGGGGTTCTCTAAAGAGCGCAAGGAAGCCACAGAGGCGAATAAGAGCTTGGCGGTTTCCATGGCGACACTAGCAGAGGCAGTTCGGAATGTTAAAAAGTAACAGACATGAATTTCTTCGTTCAACGCGACAGCTTAAGGCTGCTTGTAAAGATTTGGTATGTGCGCTGAATGACAACCCACGCGCTTTAGATGGTCTTGATTATGAAGAACCGCAACGCTACGAACCTCGCCGGGAACGTCAGGTGAGATACGCGCATATCAGTATCGTGGGTTTAAGTATCGCTTGGATCATTAAGGCTATAGGGCTGCATTGATGGAATCTAAATATAAGTATCTACAGCACATTTTAATAACGGTTCATGGATTAAACTATAATGGCAGGATCAACCGCATTATCTTCGATGGTGGGCCACAGCTTATTTACTCTGTGAATTATGTTAAGGATGGCGACTTACATAATAATGAATTTTATGAAGATGAACTATCAGCATTTGGGGATGGGCATTGATGTGGCCTAAGCAGACCGAGATTGAACTAGTTAAATTTTACGGAAACCCGGACGCAAACAACGATGGATTGCCAGACCCAATCTGGGAAGCTCAAAACATTGTTAGAATAATCCCCCCTTATCAAATGTATCTCGCTTGGGATACGAAAAAGCCAGTCTCGAAAATAGCCGTCCATAAAAACTGCGCCAAAAGCCTTGAGCGTATTCTTTCGAAGATTGGCGAAAAATATTCCGCTCAAGATAGGTCATATTTCCAATTAGATATGTATGGCGGGGCTTATAACTTCCGGCTTATGCGTGGGGCTAATCGGTTGTCTGTCCACTCCTACGGTGCTGCAATAGATCTTGCGCCTGTATTAAATCCATTGGGTATGAAGTATAAAGCTGATTCCCGCATGATGCCTGTTCAAGTTGTCAGAATATTTGAACAGGAAGGCTGGGAATGGGGCGGACAATGGAACCGACCTGATGCACAACACTTCCAAGCCACGCAATAATAAGCTATAATCCACCTAACAGGAGATAATATATGTACCCAACAGTTGCTTGCGGACTAGGTTCCGCGATTAAATCTAGCCCAACCCGCGATGCGTTCTATGAAAAGATGCAAGCTAATCAAACTGAAAGCTCTATGCAGTGGGTTCACCGCCGTATGGATGAAATGCAAACAGAAAACGCACGAGTTATTGAATTCCTGTTTTCTGAAATTGACGCTCTCAAGGCTGAAATCGCAACACTAAAAGAAGGATCTAAATAATGGATCAATTTAAGAAATACTTTGGCGAATTCGTCGGCACGACCATTGCGGGGATTGTCCTGCGTCTGGTTATCGCTGGCCTCGCTCTCTACACTGGCTCGGCTACAAACGTAGGCGATGCAATAGGACAGGCTCTTGATAAGGATCGTTCTATCGCTGCTGCGGTTGAGCTTATCAACGAAACCCCGGTTCCGGTTATTGCCGAAGCCGTTAAGTCGGAAACTGCTGAATAGGCCAAATCATGCCCTGGCTTGCAATGTTAAAATATTGGAAGCTGGGGCTGATTGGTATCCTCTTGGCTGGATATATACCTTACGGCTGGTTTAAGCATCACCAAGGCCGTGAGGAAGAATTTA